CCCAGACACGCTCAATCAGCGTTGTTAACCGTTCAGACAGAGGGATGCCGTAGGGGTTCCACCCCAACCCATATGGGAACGGCAGGTCAGCTATGAATGCTAAGACCCGTCTATGACGAGGTCGAAGCAGTAGTGATACCGAAGGACCGAATTGTGAGGCAAATGAGAGGAAACTTTCATCACTTATAGTTCCCTTCCACTTGAAACCCTGAACGACGGATGTCGGGCTAATAACGCGACCAGCAAACTCGGCGAGGAAATCAGAGTCGAGGCTTTTCGTCTCGGACACTTTCATTCCTAATTCAAGGAAGTGGTCACGAACCATTGCAGCAACCTCACGATCCATGATGACTAAATCATCCCCCAATATTACATAGGGGTAGTCTTCTGGGAGGTAACTAGACCAACGAGGACATTGCAAAAATGCCCACTGTACAACGGCATGATGCCACAGTGTAAATGCAGCAAATGTCGGGTAAAGGCCTAGTGGTGAACCAACAGTCCAATTCAGCTTCACAGCTGGAAGGCTGCGGGAAGGGGAGACGTACCAGTCACCCCGACTCACCGACTGCAGAAATTCAATCCACCGAAAGTGGACTCCACATCGAGACAAAAAGGCCAGTTGCAACTCCAGAGGGGCTCGATCTGTCGCATTAGACAGATCCATGCTTACCGCTGGATAACCGGCTGACAGCCAGTTCTGCACCTTTACGACTCCGCTATTGTGGTCAAACGTACAATCCTGAGGGATCGAACGCAAACCCTTAAACAGAGCACGTCCAAGCGGCCCAAAAGCCGCTTGGTATACGCGATGTGGGTTGGCTGCAAACCGAAGTTTGTAGCCTCCCTCCTGGATAAGAGATATGTTACCCACAAGAGGCAACTCTCCTGCGCGAGGTAGGTAGTACGGATCGAACAGTCGGAGATGAATCTCCATACCCAGCTCAATCACCAAGTCCTCGTAACCTTTACAGGTTCCAGAAAGGATATCCCAAAAATCTGCTGACCAGTTCACACGTGTTGTCAGTACGCGTAACGAGTCAACAATGGTCTGGGGTTCGGGTAGGTTTCGACCTACCTCCATCGATGGGGCACGCTTGCGCTCACTCACCTGGTAATCAACCAGGGGATCTCCTGTCCGTTCTGGAAAGGAGAGGTCAAGGCATAGCGGAC